TAACTACTTTACTTGGAACATTGGCAATGAGTGTAAGACATTTAGTTAAACATTATCTGTCTGAACTTCGCCCGAATGGGGGCTCAAGTCTCCGAGACCAGGTCAATCGGCTTGAGGAAAAAGTGGATACCTTGTACCAAATCTTAATCCAGAAATGAGCAATGATGAAACTTGTTGTAAAGAGAGCGACACCTGCTGCAATAGCAGTACTACGTCAAGCGACAGCATTGTGGCCCAAGCGCAAGAAAGCCTCAGACGGGCTCTTGCCTTCATCGGCACACATTAAACAAAGTCCTAACTCAGACCACAATACAGGACTAGCAGTTGATCTAACCCACGATCCAGATAATGGAGTGGATTGCAAGGATATCTATAAGAGATTACAGTCAGATGCAAGGGTTAAGTATCTAATATTTAAAGGTAGAATCTGGAATCAGGTAGATGGTGAAAGAGTTTATAACGGAACCAATAAACATAATAAACACCTGCATATATCTATAAAAGATCAGTATGCCAAAGATGATTCCAACTGGTTCAGTTGGATGGGTCCTGTGCCTAAGAAGTTTACACTTCCAAAGCCACTACCTAAAAAGAAACAGGAGAAATAAATGAACGATCTACTAAAGAAGTTAAAGAGTAAGAAGACTAAGGCTGCAGTTAAGTCTTACCTTCGCGCTGTACTTGCTTCAGCAGTAACTATGGGTCTAGCTTTAGTAGCTGATCTTGCACCAGAACAAGCAATTCTTATTGGTGCTATTGCCGCCCCACTTGCTAAGTGGGCTGATAAGACCGAGAAAGAATACGGTCTAGGAGCTAAATAGTTTTAATACCGCGAGGCAATACAGGCCCCCTCTTCGGAGGGGGTTCTTTTTTTATGCCCTTTTTAGGTGTATAGGATGGCGAGTTGCGCCTGTTTCAGGCGCGGGTAGGGATAATGTATGGGTAGCTTAAACAAAATGGCTCAACTCGTTAAATGTAAGTAAGTGTTTGTTACTCTGGCCTATCTAGTGGTGTTGGAACTAATACTAAGTTACCGCAGTTAGCACACTCACCGTCTAGGTGATACCAGGATAATTCATAATCATAGAAGGATGCCATAATTGTAAAGGTCATAGAACCACAAGGACAGGCGTGGAGAGGACCGAGATCTCTTAAGTCAGTGCCAAATTTTGAAGGGAGTTTTTCCCTATTTTTTGACAGCCTTGGTAGACGGAACATAGAGTTACCCTTGCTTATGCAACCCGCAAGGGTTGCCGTATTACTCGCCTATGGCTCGTATTGTACACATTCCGAACCCACTAAGGATGTTATTACGCGGCGTGTCGTATTTATCTTTTTTCCTACACTTTTATTTTATTGGTGGTATTATTATCCACAAGAGATAGGAGTTAAGTTGACAACTGTTGTTGGCGTTCAAGGTAGAGACTTCTGCATATTAGCTGCAGACTCACAAATCACTGAAGATAATCTTAGAACTATATCTTTAAAGACTCCAAAGATAATTGAGAAGGGTCAGTATCTACTAGCAATTACTGGTGATACAAGACCAGGGGATATCCTTACTTACAATTGGAATCCACCAAGTTATAAAGTTAGTTATGATCCAGTACAGTTTATGGGTAAGAGGATTATTCCTTCTATCATTAAGACCTTCACTGATAATGGCTATGCTTGGAATGATAATGAGAAAGACAAAGATGCTGGCTTTGATTATCTAATAGCATTTAATGGAGTTATATTTCATATCGCATCTGATATGTCCTTTATACAATCTGAAGCAAACTACTATGGCATAGGTTCAGGTGGTCAGTTCGCTCTTGGGTATATGTATCACAAGCAAAGCGATAAGTTTCTAGTAAGAGATGAAGCAGCAGAACTTGCACAGAAAGCTGTTGAGGTGGCATCATTACTAGATATTAATACCTGTCCACCAATACAGATAGCGGTACAGAAAAGGAAGGTAAAATAATGTTAGATATATATTGGCAATTACAATGGTATCTATTAGACTTGGAAATGTATAAGTTTATTTTAGAATGTTTTATTAAGTGGGGATTATAGTGAGTGATCCAAAGCAGTTATTGATTGATGTTCTACGAGCTAAAGATGCTGGTAGATCTAGATCTAAACAAACCCAAGTAGGTCCATCAGAGTTGGGTGGATGTCGCCGTAAGGTTTGGTATCGTCTTAACGATCAACCTGAAACTAATGAGAACGAATTAAAGTTAGCAGCGATTATGGGTACTGCTATCCACGCTAGTATTGAAGAAGCAATTAGAACGATTGACCCAAAGGGCGAGAAGTATTGGGTTGAAACTAACGTAGAATATTCTGGGATGAAAGCTCATATAGATCTTTTCATTCCAGAGACTGGCGATGTTATAGATTGGAAGACAGTTAAGAAACAAAACCTTTCTTACTTTCCATCCAGTCAACAACGTTGGCAGGTTCAAGTGTATGGCTACTTGTTAGACAAGTCTGGGAAGGGGAAGCCTAGAACTGTTAACCTTGTAGCCATCGCTAGAGATGGAGACGAAAGGGACATCGTTGTCCACTCAGAACCGTATGACCCCTTAATAGCGGAAGAGGCTCTTAATTGGCTGGGCGCAATAAAGGAATCCTCAGAAGCACCAGGTCCTGAACGGGACCAAAACTACTGCAAGTCCTATTGCAAGTACTTTGATGCAACAGGAGAAATTGGTTGCAGTGGTTTAAAAAAAGAACATATCAAGGCTGAGCTACCCGTTATTGAAGATAGCGGTATTGATCACTCGGCCTTGATGTACTTACAACTTGATCAACAGATAAAAGAATTAAGTGAGAAGCGGGATTCATTACGAACCGCGTTTGAAGGTTTAACTGGAGAGACTACTAGTGGTGTCCAAATTACTTGGAGCACTGTTAGTGGTAGATCTACAGTTGATACTGCCGAAGTAGAAAAACTACTAGGCTTTATACCAAAGGTGGAAGGACAACCTTTCGCTAGATTAAATATAAAAACTGGAGGAAAATAAATGGCTGCACCTGAGTCAACTAAGTTTCAGATCAACTACAAGTTAGCTGATGGAACATTAGTAAATCTGTACGCTGTAAGTCAGGCTGAGTTAGAGGCATCTCTAACATCTATCTCTGATCTATCATCATTAATTACTACAACTGGCACCACTCTTGGTGCTACTGCACAACCAACTGGTGGAGCGGTTGCTTATGCTAAGAAGGCATTAGGTGCAACAGCAGTTGCCTCACCTACCGGTGATGCTCCTGATTGTAAGCACGGGTCTATGTCATTTAGATCTGGACAAGGTACTAAAGGTCCTTGGAAAGGTTGGATGTGCGCTGCACCTAAAGGTGCAACTGATAAGTGCGATACAGTCTGGATTAGATAGCAGATGCGGGGGCCTCTTCAATTTGAGAACCCCTCTTGTGCTCAGATCTCAATAGATCTTTTCTTTCCCGAACAAGGCGAAGATACACACTTAATAAGACGAATTAAAAATGTCTGCAAGTTATGTCCCCACCAGCAGGAATGTGCAGAGTGGGGCATACAAAATGAAAGATACGGAATATGGGGCGGTCTGTCTGATGCAGATCGTAAGATAATTCGTAGACAAAGAAAAATTATCATAAGAGAAGAAGAGATTGCTTAACTTACAAAGAGCTTGGAAGAGTACAACAACAAAGGCTACCCCTTTGCCTGATGTCTGGAAAGATCTCAAAGAGAAACAGATCAGGTTTAGAAGAGGTCAAGTCTGTATGGTTGCTGCTGCCCCAAATGCTGGTAAGTCTATGTTTGCTTTGATCTATGCGATTAAGGCAGATGTTCCAACACTTTTCTTCTCTGCTGATACTGATATTGCAACTGTAATGATGAGAACTGCTGCACATATATCAGGTCATAATCAAACTTTAGTAGAGGAAAACCTTAACAAGAACTCTAAGTACTACGATACTAAGTTTGAAGGTGTTAAGAATATACAGTGGGTCTTTGATTCATCACCATCATTAGATGATATTGAGTTAGAGATCAAGGCTTATATAGAACTGTATGGCATAGCACCTGAGTTGATTGTGATAGATAACCTTATGAATGTGGTTGCTGAATCAGACAATGAGTGGGCAGGACTGAGAGCTATTATGGTGGATCTGCACGATATGGCTAGACAGACTGAGGCTTGTGTAATGGTTCTTCACCACGTCAGCGAACAGTCTGAGTATGGTTCTACTACTGAACCACCTGCTCGTAGATCTATTCACGGTAAGGTATCTCAGCTACCGGCAATGATTCTAACTTTAGGTTATGAACCTATACAGAATCTACTAAGGGTTGCTGCAGTTAAGAATCGTTTTGGTAAGCATACTGCTGATGGTAAGGATTATGTTTCTTTGTTTGTTAACTATGGCTCTTGTCAGATATCAGATTCAGACGAGTATGGTCGTATGCACAGGAGAGATGCGAGTTTAGAATATGTCCGCTAAGAATAAACG